AATCCGTGACCGTCTCGACGAGTTTGTACGTCGACGGCGCGACGACGGGAGTCACCGTCGCGGTCGCCTCGGTCGTCGAGTAGACGCCCGCCGCCGACACCGTTCGCGCGTAGACCTTGAACGCGCCGACGCTCGGCGAGACGCCCGTCCACCTCGGGGACGTCGAGCGCGCGAGGAGCGCGGACGCCGCCCACGATCCCGAGGAGGTCGCGCTATATCGGAACTCGTACCCGGCGACGTCGGCAAGGTTCGCCGGGGGCGTCGCCTCGACCGTCAGGTCTAGGTCGGCGGTCGCCGCCGCGACCCCGCCGGGAGCCGCAGGAGCCGCTTCTCGGCCCGTCGGGAACGCATAGAAGTATGTTCCCTGATCGGCTCGGCGTCGCGTCCCTGACGCGCTCACGGGCGCGACGGACACGACGTAGGCGGTCGACGGAGCGACGTCGAAGGTGATCGTCTCATCCGCGCGTCCGACGTACTGCCACCCGTAGTCGGGTGCGTTCGTCTGATCGGCGAACGCGTACCAGACGTCGCCGCGTTGCCACTTCGACTCGGTGTCCCACTCGACGCGCAGGCGTACGCGCGCGCACCCGTCGTCGCAAGTGACGAGTCCGACCTCGCGAACGGCTCCGCGCGAGATTCGCGCCGGGAACGCTCGCGGGTCGGGCATCGTGTCCGTGAAGGATTCGATCTCGCCGGGGTCGTCCGCGTATACGCCGACGTTGTACTCGGTCGCCGTGATCCGACGCTTCAGGTCGGGCGTTAGAGAGATCGAGTCGATCTGAAACAACTTCGGCCACGGGTACGCCGTGCCGTCGGATCCGAAGGCGAACGGGTCGCCGACGGCGGGGTTCACCGTCCACGCGACGGAGACGGTCAGCGTCGACTCGTCCGTGCCGTCGGTCGCCGTCACCGTGCGCTCCTGCACGATGTCATAGCCGAGCGCGCTCGAATAGGTGCGGACGGTGATAACTGCGCCCGCCGGGATCGCGGATACCTTCGCGTTAACCTTTACGGTCGTCGAGGTCGACGCCTTAATCCGACCGCCGACGCCGCGCCCGGTCGCGTCGTGCTGCACGCGCACGACGTCCATCGGGAGGAGATGGAGGGACTCGACGCCCGCCGTCCACTCGATCCGGCGGCGAAGAAGTTCCGCGCGGTTGAGGTCGCGCTGCGCGAGGCGCGCCGCCTGTACGGGTCGAGTCACGCCGACGCCTTGGAACGATCGCTTCACCACGGGGTTCCCGTTCGTGAAGATCTCGGTCGCGTCGTATCGCTTTTGCCAGTCGGCCTCGTACCCGGTCTCGGCGTTCAGGAACTGCACCTCGACGGCGTTCACGCGGTCGAGTTTCCCGAGCCACTCGACGTTGAAGTCCGCCATGTTCCCGACGGAGAACACGCCGACCGTCGACGACGCGCGGTCGGGGATCATCGTCACGCGGTTTCCGATAATCATCGCGCGCGCGAACGACGAACGCGCGACGCCCGCGACGAGTTCCCAGCCGGATTGCACCTCGTCGACGACGAGACCGAGTTCGGCGCGCTTGCCCGCTCCGACCTCGGGAACCTCGTCGCAATAATCTGCCCAGTCGTCGAACGATCCTAGGTCGATGTTGTCGAGCGTGAGACGCCCGCCGCGACCCATGCCGTACTCCTGCGAGAGGAGTAGGTCGAGAAGGTTCCAAGCCGGATTCGTCGTGTAGACGGGAGCCGACCCGAAGTTCGGCGACGTTTCCGACACGCCGTCCCACACCCATACCTTCCGACCTTCGACGTCGGCGGTGATCGTCGGGAGCGATCCCGAGACCTGATCCGTGCCGAGGATCTTCACGCCGAGAAGAGCCTTCGACGGATACGAGAGCGAGTCGCGCGTGATCTCGTTGACCGCGATCAGGACGGACTTCGACTCGCGGTCGGCGTTCGCCTCCGGCCACGGCGTAGTCCGCTCGACCTCGATCTCGTAGACCGCCGTCGCCGGAAGGTTGATCGTGAACTGCCGGAGGGTCGGCGAGATGCGCGACGCGTCGAACCGAATCGTCGCGCTATACGCGCTCCACGTCGTCGAGCCTTGCTGACGGTAGCGATAGCGGAAGTCGGCGAACCAGTAAGTCGGCACGCCGTTGTCGAGATCGTACAAGCCGGACGGAAAGGAGATCTGCACGTCCGCCGCGTCGATCGCCTGCGACGTGACGTGGACGAACGGCGCGCCGTCGTCGAGGAGGACGTCGTACCCGATCGCCGTCGTGTTGTCGCGGAAGCCGTCGATCGCGTCCTGCGTTCGGTCGCCGAGACGGATCGACACTTCGGCATCGTAGGACGACGCGGGGTTTCCGTCGATCTGAATCCCGTCGGGGATCGCGTTCCCCGTCAGTCCGTCGGTCGCCTCGGTTATTCCTCCGATCGACTGAATCGGCCCGCGCGACATGAAGACCAACATCCACAGAACGGCGCGCCCTTCGGCGTCGATCTTCTGGAACGCGGAGATGATGTTGCCGCCGACGCGGTGCGACCCGTAGACGACGGGTTGCGCGAGTCCGACCTGTGCCGTGTTCCGCAGTCCCGCGAGGTTCCATGTCGGGGTCGACTGTTCTTCCGGCGGCGATCCCGGCATGAGGATCGACGTCAGCGCGTTACCCGCGAGCATCAGGCCGAAGCCGATGAATACGCCTTTTAGGAACGCGTTAAGTGCCGCCGCCGCGATCTCGGGCGCGCGCGTGAACGCGATCGCCTCGCCGACCTCGACGGGTCGCGACCAGTCCTCGATCCGTCCCTCGGCTCCGATCGCGAGGTTCGCCCATGCGGGCGCGTAGTCCGCGACCGTCGATCCTTCGCCGAGCGCGACGACGGCCACCGTTCGCTCCCCGGGGTTGAACGCGTCAGGAACGGAAACGACGGTCACGCCGTCGCGCGAGCGTTCGACGCCGAGCGCGTCGGGAGACTTCGGACGGACGGCGCGCGTCACGAATCCCGCGCGCTCGTATGCGCCGAGCCGCGACACGATCACTCCGTGCGTCTCGTGCGAGTGAAGGATCCGACGATCGCCGATATATACGGCGACGTGATCGACGACGCCCGGGGTCTTCTCCGCGCATAGGATCAGGTCGCCCGCGCGTAGGTCGCTCCACTCGACGGGAGACCAAGCCGCCGCTGCGAGTAGACGAGCCGGGTCGCGCTCGATCGGCAAGCCGAGGCGGTTGTACACCTCGACGGCGAGCGCGTAGCACGAGGTCTCGCGCCACGGTTTACCGAGGAGGTCGTCGTATATCTGCGGCGGAATGATGCGATCAGACACGCGCTGGCCCCTTCGGGATGCCGGGGAACCCACCGAAGCGGTCGGGATGCAGTCGCGGCTTCCCGTTGGCGACTTCGTTCGAGCCGTGCGCGCGGCATCCGTTCGCGCCGTTCAGCGTGAGGTCGCACGTCGTCGGGTCGAAGTTCGGGGACGTCGCCGCGATCAGGTTCGGAAGCGATGTCTGATAAAGACACTCGTCGCCGCCGTAAACGTATGGGCAGCGTCCGCGCTCCTGACGGATCGAGGGAACCTGCACGTCGAGAAGACCATATTGCGCGAGCGAGAACGTCGCCGCCTGTAGGTTCGCGACGACGCGCACGATGCGCCAAGATCCCTTGTCGATCGCCGTCCCCGCTTGCGCGGAGTAAAGGTAGATCTGACAGGTGCGGTCGATCACGTTCCCCGTCTCAAGTTCGACGGCGACTTCGCGCGTCACGTTCGAGACGATGACCTGAGGCGTCGGCAGCGTCGACTCGCCGTCGACATCGAGGCCCGTGACACCGATCGGGAAGGGCGAGTAGGTGTTCCCGCCGTAGACGATCGCGACTTCCGACCCCGCAAGGTAGAACGCCGACGACCCGTCGCGGTCGATGCGAAACAACCAGTTGTAAGGGTAGATCGAGCGGCGCGCGTTCTTCGCGACGTAGAAGGATGCCGGGATGGATTCGGTCACAGCACCTCCTCCACGTTCGCCGACGCGCTCCACGCGGTCGGGCCGATCTTCTCGAACTCGATGTCCGACGTAAACCGCACGTTCACGGCGACCGCCGTCTCGGGATCAGTCCACGACCATGTGGAGAACCGACCCTTCACGTTCGCGTTCAGCGTCGCGAGGGACGCCTTCTCCGAATCGTCGAGGGCCGACCATCGGAACGACCACCGCCGACGCCGCTTCGTCTGAAGCGGGAAGGCGACGCGATCGCCGGAGTCGGAGTAAAAGTCGGCGACGGCCCACTGATCGACGGTCTCCTGCGAGAACGACGGTTGGACGGCGAGCGAGTAGGCCGACGCGTTCGTCTCGGTCGAGACGCTAGCCGTCGAGTAGGTGACAGACGGCGCGAACGTGTACGCGGGCGTCGACGTCGTGAGGTTCGCAAGCGGGCCGACGTCGCGGACGCGGAGCCGCTCGAACTGATTCGCGCAGGCGACGCGAACCGTCGCGGACTGCGAGATGCCGGGACTGAAGGTTCCGTCCCGTTCGAGGAAGCCGACGTACAACTGACCCGCGCTCCACGACGCGAGCGAACCCTGTCCCGTGTTGAGTCCGAACGTCGCGGAGTTCTGACCGCTCGGGAGGCCGATAACGTGGTTTGTGCCTGTCGCGTCGACGAACGTCGCGAGGATCGAGGCGATCGAGAACGACGGAGCGAACCACGTCACCCGCGCCTTTAACGTCCACCGTTCGCCGTTCGCCGCGTTCGGCAACGTGACCGCCGCGCCTCCGATGTTCGTGAAGGTCGGCGACGCGAAGGAGGACGACGTGTCGATCTTGACGAGGCGACCCGTCGTCGACGGCGACGCGCCGCCCGTGCGCGTCACGAGGACGGCATACCCGCCGAGGCCCGACGACGTGCCCGCGAAGATGAGACCGAGGAAGGTTGAGTTATTCGCGATCGTCGTCGAACCGCTTCCCGGGTTGTAGGTGTACTGATCCGTCTGCCCGCGCCATACGAGATCGCAGGAGACCTCGGCGACCTTATCGTTCGACGCGTCGCCCGACAGTTGACCGAACCACGAGGTCGCAAGGACGGTCTTACCCATCGGTCGCGGCGGAGCGGTGGAAGGACTCGACCCGAAGAACCCCGTCGTGATGTTCGCGAGGATCGCGCCGCCCGACGTGTAGGCGAGCGTCGCCGGAAGCGACGACGTGCCCGTGTAGTTAATCACCGCGCGAGACGTCCAGATGCCGTTCACGTTTGTCCACGGCGACGCGAGATCCGTCGTCCCGGGGAAGTTGTCGTAGATGAGCGTCAGGCTCACGCGACGCCGCCTCCCGACGCGACGACGCGGAGACGCTGACGCGCCGCCGGATCGCTCGACATCAGCGACATGAGCGCGGCTTTTACTTCGCGCGCCGTGCGCCCGGGATCTTGCGCGCCGTTGACGTTGATCGTCACGCCGCTGACGGAGTTCCCGCCCGAACGCGCGGCGGTGATGATGTTCCCCGACGACGGCGGCACGAAGAGTTCCGGCCCCCGCTCGCCGACCATGAACGCGTTACGCCCGGGGACGAAGCCGCCGGACGCCTGCCCGGGGAGCGTGTCATATAGCGGGGAGATCTCGCCGCCGAACTCGTCGAACGCGCCGCCGTTCTGCGTCGAGTAGGACGGCGCGCCTCCGAACAGACTGCCAAGGACGCCGGAGATGAACTTCTTTAACGCTTCCGTAGCCATCATTCGACCGACGTCGGCGATAATGGATCCGACCATTCGAGTAAACGCGCGACCGACGCTCTCGGTTCCCTGAATGATCGAGTCGAACGCCGCCATGAAGTTATCGGTGATGATGCTCGACACGCGATCGATATCGTCTCGAAGTTTCTGCATCTCCTCGGCGGCCTTCTCGATCCGTTGCCGATCGAGTTCGGCGATGGCGTCCATGTTGCGGCGATGTTCCTCAAAGGACTGATCGAGTCGCGCGCGGGCGGCTTGCGCGATCTTCTCTTGGTCGGCGATCTGCTGCTGAACGTCCTCGTCGCGGATGCGTTGCATCGTCGCGATGAAGTCGAGTTCCTCCTCGGAGATGTCGTCGAGGGCGTCGGCTGTCACGCGAACGCGTTCCTCGTTGTACTCGACCCACGCCGCTAGATCGTTCTCGACTTGAATCTGGAACGCCTCGCCGCTGATGCGCTGAAGTTCGCGAATATCCGCCGCCGCTTGGTCGATCGGACGCCCGTATCTGTCGAGAGTCTTCGGCACGTCGAGCAGCGTGCCACCCGACGCCGTGACGCGTTCGCGCGTCGTCTTGAACTCCTGCTGTTCTTTCCGATACGCCGCGAGATCCATCGCCTCCGCGCGTTTGCGTTGCGCCTCGTCATAGGCGACGAGCGCGTTCTTCGCCGCCTCGATCTCACCTTTGAGGCGCGTGTATTCGCCGCGCTCGCGCGAGACGCTGTTCGCGAAACGCTCCTCGGCGTCGACGATCGCGACCTGAAGTTTCGCGCGCTCGGTTAATGCGGGGCCGAGTCCCGCCGCCGCTTTTAGTCGGCTCGAAAGTTCGTCGAGGATGCCGACCGCGTTTGGCCCTCGGTTCACAAGGTTTCCTACGAACTGATCCCACGCCGCGCCGACCTTGTTGATCCCGCTCGCCGTCGCGTTGATCTTCTCAAGGGTCGCAGGCCCGAACGTCGCCTCGAACACTTGCGCGTTCGGAGCGAGTTCGACGATCTTCGCGGAGAGTGCGCCGATCGCCTTCCCCATCTTTTCGAGACCCTTGAACACCGCGCCGAACACCG